CTATTTTTAGGAAACCCTATTGCAGTCATCCACTCATGAAGACTGAGATAATTTTCTAAAAACTCATCAACTATAAAGTTAATTGTCAAGTTATCAAATGTAAGTTGATCTCCTTGCATGGGTATGGATTTAAATGGAGTAGGTATTACAACATCAGAGAGTGCAATAGCAGGGACAGTTGCAGTTGTTGTAAAGAACTCTACTTTTGGCAACTGGTGTATACCAAACTTAAACTGAGTTGGACTTGCATAGTCTAACTTAGTTGGTTGTCTTTGAATTGTAATGTTACTAGCCATAATACTATTTAGTTGAACTATGAACTAAGATATTTTTCAACACCCTCAATAATAAATCCCTGTGCGGTAGGATATTGGTGTAACATCTTTTCTTTTGCTTGCTCTTCATTTATTGCTTCTGTATCAAAATAATAAACTTCTTCCCATGCTGGGTCTATCCCTTTTGGGGGATCATCTCCAGCACGAATCCTGTCTCGTACCCACTTATTATAAATTGCTACTTGATATTTAGCCACAATAATCTCCTACCAGATAAACGGTAATCGGCCATTACTAGCCCAAGAAATATACCACCACATTCCTAAAATAAAACTAATAATAAGAGGTATTTGCCACATATATTTTAGTATTTTATCATAGGTATCTTCATAACCTAAATCTTTTTGCATTGCTGCTTCTTCTCGTTTCTTTTTTACCCTTTTACGTTTTTCCTTGAGTTCTTTTATGCGTTGTTCTCTTAAATCTAATATCTCATTCCATGTGCCTGCCCCAAATCTTCTATTCAGTAGTCTAGCTGTGTGTGCCATTGCTTCTTCTATTTGTTTTTGCTCAATTACCTCTGCAATGGTATCACTCATACTAACATCATCATCTTCATCTTTAAGTTTAGTGCTTAGATAATCTCTCCACTTTTTATCACCCTTTTTCTCTTTTTGTGCTTTCTTTGCAGCACTACGACTTTGATCATGACTTTTAAAAAGGTCATCAACAAAATGTGCAACATCATTTACATCTTTTGCAGTATCTATTGCACTTTTAATACCACTAACTGCTGCTTTTGCTAATGCAATACCGGCAAGTACTTCTGCTACCATAATATTCTCCGTTCACCACTATTTATAAAAAAAAGAGGGTGCCGAAGCACCCTCTAAGTTTGTAGTCAAGTTTTTTATTATTACATAAGATTGTTAACTTTAACCCTACGATAGTAAGAGTTGGTGTTGGCATCCAAGGAAGCATCTGAGTTAAGACCAGAAGCAGGGAAACCATCAGCACTCGCACCGGCAGCAGCAAATGGATTTGCGGCCATTCCGTAACGAGTCTTGAAACCAATCTTGGGTTGGAAGGTGTTCTCACCAACCGCACGAACCATCTGTAGTGGAACGTATGGGCAGTAGAAGAAACCAGCATCATAAGGTGATGTACCCTTATAACCAGCAACATAGTACTGAGAAGCAGCTACGTTGGCAGAATAAGGATCAACATATACCTTATAACGACCATTCATCACACCAGCGAATGTGGTGGATGTATCGTCAACATTGAGGTTATTGTTAAGAGCAGGTGTGTAATCAAGTACACCAGCCATTTGAAGTGCAGAGGCAACGTCTGCTGAACAAATCAGCATATTACCTTTACCGCGACGAGTCTGTTGACCAATCGCATTGGCATCACGTTCAATCTGGAACATCAAACCTTTAAACTTCTCAACACTCCAACGTCCGTTAGAGTCTGTGTCAAGGTCAAAAGTACCAGCAGTCGTTGTGTTAACTTGAGCACCAGCAACCGCTGTTACATACAAGGAACGAACAACTTCACGGTTGATCTCAGCAAGAATTTCCGTGGAAAGAATGTTAGAGAGTTCTGTCTCTGCATCCAAACCATGAATTGCTTTGAGGTCTTGAGCAAGTTCCATTGTGTACTCAGCTTTGAGTGCCCGTGTAACTGCCGTAACCGTTGTCTTTTCGATGCTGAATGCCATCTCTGCGAAAGAGTTAGCAGCTGCATCACCCAATGCTTCACCTTGAGCAGTAGTCATACCTGTAGGACTTGTGTAAGTTCCAGCAGGACTATCGTTCAGAAGTTTTGGGTTAGTTCCTGTCATCGCAGAGGATGTCAGATCACCAGCAGCATCATCGTTAGAGAAGCCAGTATTTGCTTCGTCAACGAGAGCCTCTGCACCATCAGAAGATGCAAACTTGGCACGCATTGCGAAGATCAAGCCCGTGGGGCCTGTCATTGGTTGAACACCACATACGTCATACGCAATGAGGTTAGGCATTGCACGGCGAACGAGTGAGATCAAAATTGGATCCCAATTTGAAATCTGTCCACCTGTACTGTTTACTGGTGCTGCTTCTGAAAGAAAACTTGCGTCTTCTCGCATTGCTTTTTCTTGGTTTTCCAAGATGAGAGTGGTAACAGCCCGCTTGTAAGAATCCTCAATCTTTCCCAGATCGGGATGTTCTAGGACTGGCTGCCACTTTTCTTGTAGATGTTCTGTCTGAAACATTTGTTTCTCCTTTTTATTTACATCTGTTTATAATTTATGCACTCGCCTTATGATCACGACTGATAGCTGACATATACTTTTGCATAGTATCAGTCGTATCAACGTCCTGTGCGGTGCCACCATCTTCATCATCAAAAGAAGTTCCTGCATTACTGGAAGTTGCAACTTTAGGGAAATAACTTTCCTTGAGAGTAGCAAGTTTTTCTTTGAAAGACTCTTCGTCTACAAAGTCAACATCTTCAGTAAGTGACTTGAACTTTTCAATCTCTGTGTCTGCTAAATCTTCGGAAACTTCAGCAATAACTTGCTCACGAACCAATCCAGAGTTTTGTTGAGAAATGTCAACATTCTTTTGGATTTCTTCGTTGATCTTTTCTTCCAACTCAGCAATCTTTTCTGATTGTGCTTCCAGAACGTCATATTTTTCGTCTGGAACGTCAATATAGTGATCTTCAAACAACTGTTTCAGTCCAGAGATAAAGTCTTCTGCAATCTCGCCCTTTAATCCACGCTCGATTGCCAACTCGTTCTCTTTAGTCCATTCATCTACAACATAGTTGAGGTAAGTATCGACTTTCTCAGTAAGTTCATCTTTGAAAGTTTCAACTTCTACTTCTTTTTCACTATTTACTGCCTCTACAATACGCTCAACTTCTGAACGCATCTTAGATTTAACCGCAGCTTCAAAAACTGTAGCTGCTTTTTTCTTAAACTCTTCAGAAAATTCTTCACCTTCTGTAAGAGCATCAACGTCTTCTTTAACGCTGATAGATTTAATCTTCTCTTCGATTTCTGATTTTGCATTTTCAAGAGCTTTTAATTCTTCTTCAGTCTTTGCATCAGAAGCCTCTTCAACTGATTTTTGATGAGAAGCAATCATCTCTTCAATTTCAGCCTTCTTCATCTTTCCAATAGCTTCAAGATGTTGAGCTTTTGTCATAGATTTTGCTTCTTCCAATTCTTCACCGTCATGATCTACTTGATCACCGGCTGCAAGTTTTTCGGGTTTATCAGGTTTACCTTCACCTTTTTGTTGTTCATCGCCAGAAACTTCTTTTGCTTTTGCTGCTACTTTCTTAGCAGGAGCATCTTTTTGCTCTGGATCAACAACTGCGGCACCAGTATCTTCTACTTCTCCGCCAGGCGTTACTTTATCTACTTCTTTTTTACCTTCAGCAGGAAGAGCACCCTTTTTAGGTGCATCGGCTCCGTTAGCTTCCTCGATTTCCTCGAGCTCCGCCAGAACCTCTGCTTCAAGTTCCTCAATTGTTTTGTCTAATTCGGACATAGGGTGTCTCCTTAACTAGTTTTTGTAATATTTATTTATAAATTAGAGTTTTTCAAGAAATTTAGCAAACTCTAAAGCCTCTAAATTTACTTGCCTTTGATGCCTCTTTACATCAAATTTCTTTTTTAAATCTGCAACATGAGCTTCCACAAGTGCTCCATTATTCCAAACCCATTCTTTTCCTTCCATAATACCTTCTACGAAAGCATTAGGAGCAGAAGGGTCTGCTACGATATCTGCTGCTGTTGCAAGATAAAAATCATCACTTACCACATTGGCTCCGCCTTTTTGTTTCAAACTTCCCATACCTCTAGAGGAAACACCTAGTTTTGCACCTTCATCCATTAAGTTTTTAACTATCTTACCCATAGGTGTGTCCATAATTTTAGCTTCGCCAATAAAATTCTTACCGTCAGGCTTTAATGATGTAATCATATGAGAAACCCTTTCCAGATTGACTGTTGGCCCGTCTGGATGTCCTAGTTCGCCAAATGCCCGATTTTGCTCAATAAAATTTTTATTATATTTTCTTACCTCTTCATCAAGTACTTCCATAGGATATACTCGTCCATTACGATTCTTTATGTCTGCTTGCATAAAAATACCACGAATCTTGTAATTCTTTCCACCACCTTCTTTTTCTTCGGTGATATACTCTACCTCTTCTACTGCTTCTGCTATAAGTTTTACTGTATCCATTGTGCTATCCTTATGATATGTTATCAAAACCTGATACTTTTTTGCATTTTAAAATTATAAATCCAACACACGCACTGTCATTTTCATAGAAAATATCTCCAGTAACACCAGAACCAGCGTTGTTTGCTATTGATGGTAGAGTCTGACCACTCACATTAAAACTACCATTTCCGTTTAATGTTAAAGCAGTTACATTTGATGTAGCATCAAATTCTATTTCTGTAACAGAACTAACTGACCATTGACAAGCAACAATTGAAAGTCTGGGATTAGTGGCCGCACCAGTTAATTCTGATGCATCAACAATTTTTGTAGCAGTTCCATTTGTTCCTGTAATAGTAGTTTTAATTATATACTCAAAGGATGAATCTACTAATTCTTGTGTTGCATATGCCATGTATCAGCTCCTATATCGACAACATTTCTTTTTCAAAATAACCTAAAAGTTCTCTTTCCGATACTTTAAATTTTTTTGATACGTCTTTTATACTTTTTTCAAAACTATTTAGGAAATCTGAAGGTTTAGAATCCATTTTTTTGAAAATTAGATCAACAGCATCCTTCATCTTAGGAGAAAGTCTTTTATACTCCTTAGATTTCTTATGCTCATCTTTCTCAACTAAAGATTCGTATAGATTGTCAAACCTCTGACTCATCTTCTTCCTCTGGTTTTACCGTCATACTTTGAACAAAAGTGTTTGCAATTTCTTTACGTTTTACTTCAAGAGTATCACCAACCTTTGCAGCCATACCTTGAGTAAAAACTTTTTCAGCTTCAATATTGTTACCAACTTCAATTGCATCTACAAATTCTCTACTCATTATTTTTCTCCATCCTTTTCTGGTTCTTCATAATCTGGCATTTGATCTGGTGGTATGATACCTCCAGCACCATCTTGTGGATAACGTGTAATACCATCACCACCATCTGGTATATCAATTCCACCATCCATTGGATCAATCTCTGTCTCACGTTGTATTTGTTTTCTCATATCATCAATTTCAGCATCGTTCATACGTAGAACTTTTTTAAGAACATACTCTTTACTAAAGAATGTTCCAACATAAGACTGTATGCTTTCTAGTGATTGTATTCTATTTTCTAGAAGTTCTGCATCTTTTAACTCTGAAAAATGACCATCCTGTAAGAAGTCGTACTGAATATGCTCTTGCATCATAGGCCAGTCATCAGGTGCAATAACTCCCTTCAACAATAGTTGAGTTTTAAGAATGTCTGTAAACAGTGGTGTAAACTTTTTACGAATACGTTGAACAAACTTTGTAAATTTAAGTTCATCTCTCGTAATCTCTGTAGACCTTCCCAATGAAAATCCTGCTTCACTATCCATTCTTGAAATAGGAACATTGAGAGACTTATAAAGTTTCTTTTGAAAATATACAATGTCATCAATCTCACCAAGATTAGAACCGCCTGGCAATGTAGTGATCTCTGTACCTCTTCCACCTTCTCTTCGTGGAAGCCAAAAGTCTTCTAACATACTCATATGATTTCTATCGTCACGTATTTCACCAGTGCTTGCATCATACACTAACTTGTTACGATAACGATTCATAACATCTTTGAGATATTGCTCTGCCTTAATCTTCGGTAGATTACCAACGTCAATGTAGAATATTCTACGCTCTGGTGCTCGAGAGATACGATAGATAACCAACGCATCTTCAATCATACGTAACTGGTTGACAGGTTTGATTGCTTTGTGTAGATAAGAAAGCACTCTACCAGAGTTACCATCAATAAGTCCAGAGGGACAGTATGCAATAGCATCAGGGGCTATTTTAATTCCTGTATTTCCACCATAACCAGCAGAATTAATTCCTTTTTCGTTGTATATAAAATGCTCTTCTGTTTTTTGAATCATATCTACAGAAGAATTATTGTCCTTTTTCTTTTTAATCTGTCTTACTTTTTTAATCTTTGTAGGATCAATATACCTAAGTTCAATAATACCCTGTTTAGGATTTTTAGTATCTATAATTTTATGAAAGAATATCCTACCATCAACATACCAACGCCTAAAAACGTCATGACCTTTAGCCTCAAAATGAAGTAACCTTAGAACTTCCATAAATTCTATTCTAATCTTACGTTTAATTTTTTCTGGAAAAGGTAGTCTATCTAAAGTTACTTGTACTGGTATATCGTCTTCATTAGAAATAATTCCCTCGTTTACGATATCTTCTATTGCAGTATCACACTCTGGTTGTTGTGCAATATCACGATACCTACGAATTAAATCTATTTCGGTACGTTCTCTACCGTCTTGATCTAAAATTTGTCCAAAGAAACCACCACCAGCAATATCAATAGTGCCGTCATCGGCAGTGGGGGAAGTGAATGATGGTACACTTCCCTCTGCCTTCTTTGGTCTTTCTATACGGAACCCGAAAAGTTCAGCCATAATATCTCCTACTCGTTATATTTAGTAGGTTAAAATTAGAAGCTTACGCCACTAGGCTCAAAGTGTTGATATCTCCAAGTTACTTCAAAGGTTTCAATTTCCGTTGCTTCAGCATTAGTCAGTTCAATAGTACCAACTGTCAAAGGATATGCTGACCTAAAGATATAACTCTTTAACACAGTATCATCCCTATCTAATTGTTCAACAGTTAAGTCTGTCTGATAATCAGCAGGAGCAACCACACCTGTATTTTCAGCATAGTCATTGATACCGTTTTGCCAGCGTTCCATTGCATTTCGTATCATGAAGTCTGTATCATTCATGAATGTAACTGTCCATGCTTCAGGAGCAGGTCTATCACCACTTACATAAATGTTTCTTCCACGAAAAGGAACAGCAATTTCACCTAGAGTTGAAGCTGGTAAATTAGAAGCAGTTACAAGAAAAGAAGTTCTACGAACATCTAATCCAATTGCAATGCCAGGGGGCGGAGTAATCGTTACTCTGTATTGGTTAGCACGAGCACCACCACCGATTAAGTTGGATTTGAAATCATCTATCTGTGCCATGATTAACCTCCTACCTCACTAAAGTCAACCCCTGTTCGAGTTGCAATAAAGTTTAGGGTAATAAAGTTAATTGAACGAGCTGGTTTAATGTAAATATCTCCAATAAACTCGTTTCGGTCAATAACTTCGCCGGTATTATTTGTACCGTCTGCGACTACCTTAAAGTCTGTAATACCTCGCCGTCCTTGAACATCTCTCAAGAAAGGTTCTACCAAGTTACGGAACTGTGCCCGTGTAAACTCATCGTTGAATTCAAAGAGTTGAAACTTAGCAGCAGTTGCAATTGCTTTCTCAAGTACCAAGAATAACCTACGAACATTGATACGGTCAAAGGCACTAGGTTTGGAAAGAGCAGTTTTATCACCAAACAGAACCACACCTTGGCCTGGAAAGTTAACCACTGGATTAACTCTAAAGCGATATAGTTGATCTCTTTCTCCACCTGTAGGATTGTAAGAAAGGGCAATTGCACCTCTTACGTTTCCACGATTAAACCCAGCTGGAGAGAACCAAGGATCAGCAACACCATCTGTATTTGCACACAGACCAGCAATGTCACCATTCAATGGTACGAAACGAAATATATCGTTATACTTGTCGTACATATATTTGTAACCACTGTCAAACACCACATAAGAAGATGAAGGACATAGTTCAAATGCCTCTGTTACATTTTCTGTTTGTGTAGTTGAATTTGTGATACCAACTGTTGCAGCACGATATGGAGAAACAAATGCAACACAGTCTTTTCTACCTTCCACAAGAGAGGTAATCATTGTTACATGAGTATCTTGTCCAGCTGCAGTGTTTGTTACACCAGAACTTGGGCCGCCCATTACCAGATTAACATTTTCTGTTTCTGCATCAGCAAACTTATCATATGCAAGTTCCAGTTCACCAGCAGTTACAGCAAAATCATCCGTGCCCCCTGTAAATGTTACGAGAGTGATAGGTTTGAGTTCTGTGTAAGCACTTGTTGTATCAGTTCCCCAGTTTGTACCAGTAGAAATATGATCACCCCAATAAACAAAATCAGACTGATTAAAGAACACTGTCGGATAGTAGATACTATCTCCCTGAGGCCCTTTTGCAGAAGGATTCTTTGAAAGGTTAGCATAAGTTTCTATAATAGCACTAACTCTTTGTCCTGCTACATCTACATCAAAACCTGTTATATCACCAGTGCCGTCAAAGACTACAACGTGTATCTCATCACCAGCACCTCGGCCGTTTTGTGTATTATAAGCAGACGTTCTAGGAGCAGCATCAAATCGGTCAGCAAATCTCCAACGTCTTGTTATGAAAGAGTTATCAGCAATTACAGTTTGAAGACCACCTTCATCTGCATCGTCTTTTAAACGAATACTTAATACTTCACTATTAATCGCAGTAACTTCGTATTGAGTATCACCAGCCTCTACTGAAGCATAATCAGAGAATGCCATACTGACATCATTTGCAATCGTAATTGG